AGTCGCTTACGGTGCCCAAGATGTTTATCTTACGGGTAACCCTCAAATCACTTTCTGGAAGGTAACTTACAGACGTCACACCAATTTTGCTATGGAATCTATTGAACAAACTTTTAACGGACAAGCTGACTTCGGTCGCAGAGTCCAATGTACTGTGTCACGAAACGGTGATTTGTGCTACCGCACTTATCTCCAAGTTACACTTCCTCAAATTGGACCAGACACCTCTACAGCCACTGATGTTTATGCTCGTTGGTTGGATAACCCCGGTCATCAGCTCATCTCAATGGTTGAAGTTGAGATTGGAGGTCAACGCATCGATCGCCAATACGGCGATTGGATGCATATTTGGAATCAACTTACCCTTACTTCGGAACAAGAGGAAGGTTTTCACAAAATGGTCGGCAATACCACGCAACTTACGTTCCTTACCGATCCTGACTTCGCTGATGTTGCCACCGCTTGCTCTGCATCGGGTGTTCCCCAAGCAGTTTGTGCTCCAAGAAAGGCACTCCCAGAAACAACTCTTTACATTCCCCTTGAATTTTGGTTTTGCCGCAACCCGGGTCTTGCTCTTCCATTGATCGCTCTTCAATACCACGAAGTTAAGATTAACATTGAGCTTCGTCCTATGGATGAATGTTTGTGGGCCGTTAATGGTATTGATAACACTGGAACCAACAAAGGAAAACACTCTGCTTCCTACCAAAAATCTCTTGTCGCCGCATCCCTCTACGTTGATTACGTTTTCCTTGATACCGATGAGCGCAGACGTATGGCACAAAACCCACACGAATACCTTATTGAGCAGCTTCAATTTACTGGAGATGAATCCATCGGATCATCCAGTAACAAAGTTAAATTGAATTTCAATCACCCGTGTAAGGAAATTATTTGGGTCGTCCAACCCGATGTAAATGTTTCCTATTGCGATTCTTTTGATGCTAATCAAGCACTTAATATGGCCCTCGGTGCGCAACCATTTAACTACACTGACGCAATTGATGCTCTTCCAAACTCAATCCGCGCATTCTCTTCAACTGGACAACTTTCGGGCAATAATGCTAGTCCGACGGATGCAGATAAAAACAATTCCGTCATTAACGCTGGTGGTCTCTTTAACGATGTGACTGCTGGAGGCAATGCGGGAACGGGTAGCGACCTTTCAGCCATCCCAGTTGCAGACCTCAGTACTGCTTTCCAGCAGAGTGTTAACAATGGTGTGTCAGATGCGGGTGCCTTTGTTCTTTGTGAAACTTCCCGCAAGCTTCACTGCTGGGGCGAAAACCCAGTTGTCACCGCCAAGCTTCAACTTAACGGCCAAGATCGCTTCTCTGAGCGTGAAGGTACTTACTTTGATCTTGTCCAACCTTTCCAACACCACACCAGACACCCAGATACCGGTATCAATGTCTACTCATTCGCACTCCGCCCTGAAGAGCACCAGCCTTCCGGAACGTGCAATTTCTCGCGTATTGATAACGCTACTCTCCAACTCGTTGTCTCGGCTGCTGCCATCGGTTCTTCCGCCACAGCCAAGGTCCGTGTCTACGCCACCAACTACAATGTCCTTCGTGTTATGAGTGGTATGGGTGGTCTTGCTTACTCCAATTAAATTTTTATATTTTATATTTTACTTAAAAAATATAAAAATATTTGCATCAATAAGAACCCATTGAAACCGCGTTTGAAACCATAAATCATTTATTGATTTTATTTAAATATATAATTATATTTTTATTTAATTATGAATCATTCCATTTTTTATTGGGGTCAACCTGATATTACAATAAGATTTTGCGAAAAAAAATATATACAATCTGAATGGATTGCTGAATATACAAATACTATTTCAGCAATACCATATATTTTATTTGGGTCTTTTTTTTTAGTAACAAAGATAAAGCATATTGGGATATCTATGATATTTTTAGGATTATCAACAATGATTATGCACACCACCTTAAGATATTATGGACAGTGGTTGGACGAGTGCAGTATGTTAATAATTTCTTATTCTGCTATACAACTTATTCATAAAAATTTATCAAATAAAGGATATTATGCCATTATAATCTATTATTGGTTTATTAAAGAATATTTCATTTTATTTTTTATTGCATTTGTGTGTATGCAATTATATATTGTATATGAAACATATCAGAAAAAATTATATAAATCACAACTCGTATTTATAAAATTGTATATTATTTGTTTTACAATTGGTTCAATTTGTTGGCTAATAGATCAATTTTTATGTGAAAATATTGAAAATATGCCTTTCCACGCAGCGTGGCATATATTATCATCATTTGGAATGTTTTATGGGTTTATAAGTTTCCTAATAAAATAATAAATCAATATATTAGTTAATGATTAATTATATTGGTTATTTAGCAATTATTATAGGTGCAGTATCACTATCTCCGCAAATTTTACAAATGTATAAAACTAAAAAAGTTGAAGATATAAACATTTGTTTTTTAATAATAGCTTTCATTTCTGATATATTATATTTCATATATTGTATTTACACTAACGATATTGTATTTATAATATCTATTATACCACCTAGTATATCTCATATTTTAATGACAATATTATGGTTTAAATATAAAAAAAAATTAATTACAGATATTTCCCATAATACTATAAATCACAATGATATCACAATGCCATAAATCCCAATACCATTAATCTAAATTTTCATATAAACATACAATCAATTCTTCTGTCGTTTTAATATCAATACAACAATCCGTTATACTTTTACCCCATTCTAATTTATCTGCTTCTCCAAAAATCAACTTTTGTTTTCCTTCAACTAAATTTGATTCTAACATCATTCCAATTATAAATTTTGGATTTTTATATAATTCATTAATTAAATAATGAAATACTTTTGATTGGTTTGTATAATTTTTCCGACTATTGCCGTGTGAACAATCCACCATTATATTATCTTGATTCAATTTTGAAAATAATAACACGTCTTTTACCAAATTAATTTCGTAATTTTGATAATTTGTACCACTATTTGATCCTCGCAAAACAATGTGGCAATTTGAATTACCAGTTGTTTTTACTATAGATGCTTGTCCATATTTATCAATACCATAAAAACAATGTTGGTGTTTAGCAGAAATTATAGCATCAACTGCTATTTTATAATCACCACTGCTCGTATTTTTAAACCCTATAGGAATTGACAAACCAGACACTAATTGACGATGCACTTGACTTTCAGTTGTTCTGGCACCTATCGCCCCCCACGAAATTAATTCGCCAATATATTGAGGTGTAAATGTATCTAATACTTCATAACCACACGGGATCTCATTGTCATTTAAAAAAATCAAAAGTTCTCTAGCCATTTTCAACCCTTTATTGATATTAAATGTATTGTCCAAATCTGGATCATTTATCAATCCTTTCCACCCCACGGTTGTTCTTGGTTTTTCAAAATAAACTCGCATAACAATTAAGATTTTATCTTTTACTTTATCCGAAATTTTCTTTAATTTTAGTCCATATTCTTTTGCAGCTTCTATATTGTGAATGGAACACGGTCCGACAATGATAATTTTACGATTTGACACCCCATTTAAAATGTCAACAATTTCGGTTCGTATTTTTTCTACAAACTCTAAATTTTTTTTTGATATTGGTAAACATTCTTCCATTTCTTTCGGTGTTATTAATTTTGATATACTTGCGACATTTAAATTATTTACTTTTTTTTTATAATGTAATTCATCGGTTATAATATTATTTGGCACATATAATGTTTCTACGGACATAATAAACAATATAAAAAATAATTTTTATATTGTTTTTAACTGATAATTGATATTTAATTATATTGAAAATAATAAATTCATATTTCTTACCTCAACTTTATCTTCTTCTTTAATAAATAACTTATCAATTAAAGAATCATCGCGCAATCTAATTGAATAATCCATTTGATTACTTTGTCTACCTACTCTACCAAATGCCTGAATCATTTTCTCTTGTGTCATATTTAATAAATCTTTCCCCAAATAACCGTGACAAAATTGATAATTTGTACCATAAATATAATCGCTAGAGGCAATTATCAAATACAAATTTTGCTCACCCGCTAATTTTTTCATTATTTCCATATATTTTATATAATCTTCTTTAATTTCATCAATGTTTTGTTTCATAAATACACCAATACCCATTAATAATAATATTTTCCAAGCTTGATTAATATTCAATAACATTATTTCTTCAACGACGACATCTTCTATGTTGGAACAAAACTCTCTATCAATTTCTTCTCTATCTGTCCATTTTTTTAAATGATTTTTTGTATTTGGTATATAAAAGTTCGTTAATTGTACAGTCTCTATTTTACTTTTAATCCTTTTATGTTCTCTTTGAAAACGTTCTAATAATTTATATTCGCTACCACCCATCTTATGTGATTTTTCTTGCATTTCCGATCCCTGTTTATCTTTTCTTTGTTTTTCATTTTCTTCTAATTTAAATAGTTCTTTTCTCCATTTTTCATTTCTTTGTATTACAATTTTTAATCTTTCCATTTCCTGGCTAGGAATTTGAGAAGCACGTAAATATATACTAGCCAATTTTTTTACGTCAGTTGTCAAGAATATGGTTGGTCCATCTCTCAACGTATGAGCATCGTCGGTTGTAATTTTAATAACCGAGTCATATTTTTTTTTAATTGTTTTTTGAAAATAATTATATATTTCTTCATAATTTTTTTTACATTTTTTTAATAAAACTAGATAATACAATTTAATATTAATTACGTTTATCTCATCAATATTTTCAAAATAATTTTCAATAAAATACGCATCGTTTACTAATTTATTATCTATAATATAAACTATAAATTTTGATATCTCATTCACGTCAAAATAGCGCATTATTGTTTTATTTTTTTCCAAATAATTTAAACATTTTTTTAATTCTGGATAAGATGAATATTGATAATGTGGTAATATTTTGTACCCTTTTGTGGAAATAATTGAAATTGATTTTTGACATTCATAACTTAATATTTCTGTAATTCTACTGCCAGGAAATTTATATTTATAACCCTGTAACATATCTGTTAATTCTTCCATATTGGGTAATGTTGCCGAAGATAAAACGATATTCGGTATAATATTTTCACTCCAATTTTTTTTCAATAAGTCGTGGAATTCGTGCGTTTCATAATCCAAAGTAATTGTCGGTTCGTCCCAATACCAAACAATATCTTTTTCATCGTTAAAAGCACACATATAATTCATTGCTGATAAATACGATTGAATATCACTTATTATAAGTTCAACTTTATCACCCACACTATTATCAACTCTAAATATTGCACCTGTTTTATAATTTTTTGTATAATCTTTTGCTGCATAATAATGTAATCTAATGTCACTAGCATCATTGCATCCAAACGCAATTGCAATTGGTATTTCCAATGATATACAAGATTTTGCCAACTGGAGACCAATGTGTTTTGCTGCACAAACAAATATGATTTTCTTACCGCGTGACAATGCTATTGGTGACATTGTTTTGCCCGTACCAGTTGGGGCTTGATACAATACCAATTGCGATGCCTCTTTTTGTGCCTCTTTTTGTCCCTCTTTTTGTCCCTCTTTTTGTCCCTGTTTATTTTTAAATGTTTTAATTATATCTGCTTGATGTTTGTATAAAGACACATCCTTGTATTTCAATAAAATTTTATTTTGTTCAATATATTTACTAGAATTAATTATAATATCTTTCTTTTTTATTTTTTTTGAATATAATTTCAAGATAAATTTAACATATCCCATAATTATAATATTAATATTGCTTATTTTATTCAATACTAGCTGTGATAAATTATAATAATAATAAATATATTTTGACACGTTATTTGTATTCATATTTGAAAGAAACGATGTTACATTTTTTAATAGTAAAAACTCATAAATACTGTCTCTATAAATATCCATTTTTTTATCAAAATTTTTTATTCGTATTTCTTCTCTCTTTTTTAATTTAAATTTCCCTTTTTTTTGTTTTTTATTTTCCCAAGAAATATTATATTTTTTATTCAAACTTTCCACTATTTTCTGAAAATAGAGTACGTAAAAATTATAATGAAATTTTTCAATATTTTCAGAAATTTTCATAATTGAAATTAAACTATTTGCATCATTATATGATATATTGGGGTTATCCCAACCATCATGTATCATTTTCAAAATTTTCTTTTCACTTTCCGGAAGCGGTACTTCAAGTGCATTCCATTCTTCTTTTTTTAATTTACTTTGTGTTAAATCCATAATATTATGAAAAAGTTTAATAGTATATTTTTAATATATATTTTTATTTTCAATTTTATTATTATCAATATACTCGTTCAATAATTCTCTCAGCCAACCGATTGTGATAGCTGCTGGCTTATATTCATTTACCATATCATAAAATTCATTTGAATTACCTATCAATATTAACTTATTAATGAATAAAATCATATCAATCCAATTTTCAAGTAATGAAAATTTTACATAAACATTGCTATCAACCGCATATTTATAATCTTTATTTAAATGTTTTGTTATATGTTTACCATTCATAATATATTTACCATTATATTTTTCAAGTGTTCCCTCTTTATGTACTATTCCTGATTTGTTTATTTGCCACCATATATTTTTTGATTTATTGGGTTTATAAAAACTAGGAAAAAATACTGCATTTCCCGTTTTTTTTAATAAGAATGTTGCGTCACCGCGAATCCCTTCATTATGAGATCTCTTTAAAATATAATCATATTTTGAAACTATTTTTGTTTTTAATCGTGAGAGAAAGATTGATTTATGATCAGATACCTTTTTTATACTACCAATAAACAGAAAAACACTTTGTTTAATTATTTTTTTATTTTCATTATCTAAAAATGGTAACGAAATAAATTTCTTTTGCAATAACGGTGTATATAATTTTAATAGAAATAATTTTAAACTTATGGGTACCAACCATATACAAAATTTATGATTTTCTATAAATCCCTTGTAAATAAATTGTTTTGCTTTTTTTGAACCAAATCCATAAGGCGGGTTAAATCCAACTATCGTATTTTCTGTATTTTCCGTATTTTCGTTTAACCAATCTTTTTTTATTACCCGTTCATAATATTTGTTTGGTGGAGATATATCATACGAAATGTTAGTATTTATAATGTTAGTATTTAATAAATTCTTTGCAAAGTTATTATTGCCCGCCGACGTATCTAAAAAACATAATTTATCAGGAAATTTATGTTTTATTGTCAATATTTCTTCAATAATATTTTTTATATTTTTTGTATAATATTTTTCATATTTTTGCATTTATATATAAAAAATACAAAAATATGAAACTAATTCGTCAAAAGAAGAGTGTCATTGAATATGGAGGGGGCTTTGAATTTTAATATATCTAATTCGTCCGAGGTGGTTGGGAAATTTTCTTTTCCATAAATATCTTGTAAACACAACCATTCAAATAATCCACCAGGATAAATATACACGTTTATAAATCCCAATTTTAACAATTGTTCGTATTTTTTAAATAGATTAATTTGATGCGCATTCTTTCCGTAAATGATAATATTTATATTTTTATCATTTCTTAAATAAGTATTTATAATATTTTCTTCATTGTTTATTGTTGTTGTTTTTCTTATTAAACAATTTTGTTCTGAAGTATCCAACGTGTTTATCATTATTGCTTTTTTTTTATTCTGAATAATTTCTTGAATATCTTCAAAATTAACTTTTTTGGTAATAGAAGGGCTCCCCATAAATATTTTAAAAAAATTCATTTGTAATAGTTAAAGTGTAAATATAATTTTAAATATATTTTTTTTATTATTTTATCTTCCCATTTCGGCAGCACTTTTATAATTTCTTCTGCTAGTATCTCTCTCTTGTCTTTTCTTCAATTGTTCCGCTTCATTTTCTAAAAATTCTTCTTTTTTATAATATTTTAATCCACCACCATCCATTTTATTAAAAAATCTCCAAAAAGGAAACCACGTTTTATTATATAATTTTTCTGTTATAGACGATGGGATTTTTGGATGGTCAAATTCTATTCTACCACCTTTATTGCGCCTTCCATATTTCAAAGAGTATTCATAATTATCCTTTGTTTTTATTACCATTCTGGCTTTTTTAGTCTCGTCACCATCAATAATAGCTTTTAATTTTGGAGCTTTTTCTAAATTTAAAGTGCCATCACCATTTTCAGTAACAATATTAAATCCCTTCTTAAATTCATATTTCAAAGCATCTTTAAAATCACCCCAACACATTTTGACCCACGGATACTCTTTTCCATCTTCTTTGAAGACTATATCACTTTTTTGTGTAATATTTGTGTCTGTTACCGTTTCATCAGGTTTTAAATCTTTCCAAATTTTATCTTCACCCTTATTTATGTATTCATAAATAAGTCGTTTTTTTATTAAATATTCATCATAACTTTGAGCGGTTGGTTTTGTATTTTTAAATTTATTCAAAAAATCAACATTTTCTTCTAAAAATTGGGCTAATTGACCATTGGTTGCATCATAATTTATTGGATCTTGATAATCTTTAGGTTGCATATTCATATTGCCCCAAACTTTATTAAAATCGGGATTAAGAACGTGATAATCATTACCCAAATTCCACGATGATCTATCACCTTTCCATTCGTCTTTATTATATGCTGGTTTGTTTCCATCTGTCCTTGTCTTCCAAAAATGATCAACACAATCTCTAGGTCTTGGAAAATTATATTTTTCGTTCCTAAAACGATCTTGACAAGAATATGGCAGCATTTTCTTATCATTGTCAGTACTGTGTCCACTCTCTTTATCTTCAAATTTATACAATTCTCCATAACAAGCATTCGTGGCGACCTTCGCGGAATTAAGTATTTGCGTTTTTTTCATATCATCAGTAATATCTCCATCCGCATATATTGCCTCATATTGATGACTCGTATCAGCGGTTATTCTGATATTTTCAATATCCTTTTTAACAGAAGTTATTGGTAGTTTATTCATAACATCAATTGTATATTTTTTAAGAGAATGACTAACACCGTCACTTAAAAACGTTCTCTCCATTGCGTTTTTAAAGGATGGTATCCCACTTTTATCCCCATTCATCAGATAACAAGATTTTGTGTCAGTTTCTATCACACCGAAACCACCTTCGCCCGTAAAATCTTTTTTTGTTTGTGTATGCCATAACTCGTCATAACAAGCATCTTCGTGTCCAAGAGGTTTAGATGGATCGTAACCATCTTGATAAGGTAGTCTTCCACTAATATCCTTTAACCCAAACCAATTTTTAAAACAGGGGAAATTCTTATTTAATGTCTCGCATTGACTTATATCTATTAATAATCTGGAACCGGCTATTCCACCATTAAGGGTTGTATTTCTCCAAGAATATCTTGTTTCTGTCCCACCATTGCCATCGGGGACTATTTGAGGTTCACCATTTAACACATCTATTTCGTATCCACCACTTATTAATTTGCCAATGTTTCCATCGGTACCATCATAAGTATTTAACGGATCATTGCTGTCCAGAACATTTGTCCTTTGTGGCGATGTTGATAAAGAAAAATCTCCTTCAGGAAATTCATTTATGTTTCTTTTTTTTGCTGCAGATATTAATATTTTCCATACTTCACCACCATCTTCGGTATTATCACGCAATAATTTTGTTAATATATTTGGAATAAATTCGTCTCTATAATTTTCGTCTTCTAATTTTAATTTACTGCCAGATATATCTTTTAATATACCACTTTCATTAATTTGAAAATCATCTGTATTTATTCTTTTAACTATCACAGCGTCGGTTGCTGGGGCGTTTGCTGTTCTTTCAAATGTAACTCTAGTACCCTGTTTAAATTTATTAAATTCATCATAACCAAGAATTCCTGAAATGTCAACGCTTTTCAATGGGGTACACTGTTTGCCTTCAGTCCATTTATCACTAAAATAATTATAACTACCTTCTTTTAAACCGCAATTTTCCATACAACCAACTGCATCTTTTGATAAATCCATTTTCATAAATACATCTTTTAATTTTTTATTTTCTCTTTTATTTAAAATTATATGTAATTTATTACAATCTGAAATTATTCTTTCATCATCCATTGTAATCTTTTTACCTAATATTGACATATCTTTTTGACATTTCTTTAAAAATTCGTGCGTTTCATATAATCCTTTTAATGCTATTTGTTGGTCACTTGATAATCCACTATAATTATGTAGAAAGAAAACATTCTTGTCTGGTCCACTTATATGTAACTCATCATTACCGCATTTATATAAAACTGTGTTATTGCTTGGGTCTCCTATTATTTTTTTTTCTTTATCGTTGTTATATATTTTTTCAACATAACTTTGAGCCGTTAAACTTGATGAAATATATCTGATTTTATTTTCTATATAATACATAGCTTTCTTAGCCAAATTTCTAGTACTAACATCTAATGTATCATCATTTTTTTTAGCGTTTTCTTTATTTTTTAAATCTTTTTGTAATTTAAGATCTAATTTATATATCTCTTCATCTGTCAAATTAACTTCTTTTCTTGATTCCTCCTCTAACCATTTGCTTGTGTCATTTGGACCTGTCCATTTGTCTGGATCGGGTTTACCATCACCTTTGACTTCTCCTGGCCACGGACAATAGTCATCTTTATATTTTGTTTCTCCTATTTTTTGTCCAGTCGCGTCTTTCATCGCAACCATACCTTCGCCTTTTCCATCTCCTTTACGACCCATAAAACACCATCCACAAATTGATTTTTCGCCATCTAAATCACCACAATTTTCTACTTCACTGCAAATTTTCTGCTCGTGTAATTTAATTGCGTCAGTAACTACACCCTGATTTCCACCAAATTTCATAGTTGTCGCATCATCTTCAGATTTCCATTTATTATTCTTTAAATTTAAACCACCTCCCCGGCGAAGATCACCGGGTTTTACCCAATTTTCACAAACACTGCCCGTTTTAACATTTTTATAAGGACCTAATGAATCACCATAAAGTATTTCCCCGAAACCGGGGCCATCCCAACAGTAACCACATCCTTTATCCTCTTCACCAATTTGTTCTCCATCGGTTTTATTGAATGCGAATTGATCAGGTATCTGCATTAATTCATTTTTAATTTCTTCAATTGTTGATTTTGGTCCCAGATTTCGTTTAAGGGAATTGTTTAAATCTCTACATTGCTCTATTTCTTCCACATATTTTGATGCTTCCATACTACTTATATTACTTGAATCAAAATTTTCTTTAATATTTTTACCAGTAAAAAAATCACACACTTTAACTTCTTTTAATTTTGAATTATTATTTGCAAGTTTAACAAAGTTTGATTCTTCGCAATTTGTATGAATACCGCTATTTTTTTTCCTATAATAATCAATTTGATCTCGGCGAAAACTATTTTCTAATCTAAAATTGTCAATAGCCTCATTACCCATTGCCATATTTTCTTTATTGTCTCTATTCATAAAAAATAATCCAATTATTAAAATTACTATTATTAAAATAAAAAATAATGTTTCCATTTGGTTATATATTATAAATAAAATATTTTTTATAATATATTATTCTAAACTTTATAAAATATTGTAATTTCACCACCATCGCTTTTATACAAAGTTTCGTGTCCGCTCCCAATTTTAGATGGGTAAAGTACGATGGAACTGATTGATTTATTCCCAGATAATTTATAATATCTTTCTTCATTTATTATTTTTGGCGTTGTCGTTGGTATTGTGGCCGATTTCATTTCATCCGTCGCTTTATTCAGTTGTTTTTTCAACACGTCTATTTGTCCACTAAGAATTGCAATTTTTATTTTCATTACAACGCATATTGTCCCAAATATTGGCATATTTAAAAATAAGTATGGCCAAGCAGAATCACACTGCAAATCATTATGTGTTTTTTTATCTTTTATCAGAATGTCTTCCAAACGTGCAATATTACGACTAATATTGGGATCAATGTTAACTTTTTTTTTATATGTATTATATTCTTTACCATACGTACCTAGTTTTGAATTTCCACTGCGTTTACTTACACCACTATTTGTCATATTACCATTTACATTCATATAACTCATAGACCCAATTTCGGTGTTTCCACCACCGCTTTTAATACCGCGTATTTTGCAGCTTGTTACATATCCCCAATTTTGATCTCCAAATTGGATACTCTTAATATTTAAATATTTTATTTTAAAATTTCCACCTAATACAATTGTCTGAAAAGTCTCTGTTTGACTGGAGTTATTCGGTATATACTTCACTAAGTCTGGTATTTTCACCACTTTTTTTTTACATACGTCAATATATCTAAGATTAGTGCCTTTAATATAATCTTTTACATAATAATCATCGCCATTATTAGCATTATTTACTACATTTGTATTATTATCATTTAACCAACAAGTCTTGCTAGACTCATTCCAATCAAAACTTTTCACACTCGGGTCAGCAGCCATTGCATAATCTTTACAAAACTTTAATGATACATTTGTTAGTTTATGGCAACCCGATCCGCCACCAGCAGAACACCCAGCAATTGTCATCCCACCACCCTTTATATACGCATTTGCTTTTTTTATATAATGTTGTCTTGAATTAGCGTTATCATTAAAATATGTTTCCAAATTGGGAACCTCGTGTTTTTCAACATATACAAAACCATCATCGTCGCTTTTTGTTGGATCTAAAGAATTCTTATCCGGTGATAAAAGTACAACAGTTTCGGGACCGTGTATTTTAATAGATTTTATATAAACCGGGCGTGCAGCCGCTGGAAATATCTGATGTGCGTCCATACGACCATCCTTTATGAGAACGATGGCTTTATGACCGTTATAATCTTTTCCAGAGAAAACTTCAATATAATTAGCTCCCCGATCCAATTTATTAATAGATTTACATCTTTCTCCGCAAAACGTCTTACAAAAATTTTTTGGCTTATCACCAATATTGTCCCCGTAATCTTGGAATGAACATAAATTCTCATCATAATAAGTAAATGCGGCACCTTTATTGGTACCGCCCGTGCAATATTGCCCATCCGTTCCTTCACCACGCTCTTTTCTGTCACCATCGTTGGAAAACGTGTTCCTTTTTTCAAGATTACATACATTGGTCAATGGATATTTTTTTTTTATTTTATCAACAATTGCATCACATCTTAAATCTTCACAAGCTGACTCTTTCTGACATTCTTCAATTTTAAAAACTGATTTTGGATCAATTGAATTGTCAGCATTATTTTCCATATTAACGTTTTTGTTTTCGCAGCAGTATCATAAGATATTAAATTTTTTGGTATTATATTTCTTATGTTATAAGGCGCATCTCTATAGCGGTCAGACCATTTAGTTCCATCGCCGCCATTTGGAATGTTACCAAGTATGTCTTCACTACTATCGGGTTTACCACTCCTTTTCGAACCGTCTATAGTATAACCATCTAAATTGGGTGAACCAAACCAAGATTCTTGTCCATCTGCACCGTTTGTGCCATATAATTTCCACCCAATGCTGTTATCGCGGACCTTTTCCTTGTCTATTATAACTTCTACATCTTCTTTTTCAGTTTCAGTTCTTGTACAATTAATAGTATCGTTATCTAAAGATGTAGTGCCACAATCTTCGTCGCTAAAAAAATTAGTTATTTTATTTGTATCTGTATCCACCGTGGCCGTACCTTTTTGATACCATAAAACTTCTATTGGGTCATTGTCGTTCGCAATTTCTGTTCCATTGTGTCCAACCACAATACCTGAAAAATATGGACTACCATAATTGACTTTATTTTTTATTTTTACCTTATCGCCCTTTTTTGGTAAACTATAATCACCAGGATCTTCTCCATTGCATAATGCTCTGGATTTTCTTATACCCATTGGATATTTCACTATTTCCGGTCTGTTAATGGTTTTTGCCCAATCTGACTTCATTTTATTCTTATCTACTATCCATTTATTGGCATTATCTTCTTTTCCCGTCACCATCGCAGCATCAGTATCACTCTTTTTATATTTCCCCCAATCATAATAATTATATTCAGCTTTATTCGCTTCAACTTGCATTGATTTTACACGAAATTTATAATCTTCTCTCGCCCAACCAATGTTTTTACCAAATAAAGTTGTTTTATTATCAACCGTTGGTGCATATTTACTTTGTGGGTTGCAGCCCATATCCTCCCAGATTTGTTTAGCATATTTTAAATTAAAATCGTATACACCATCTTTATAAGAGGGTGGTGGTACAGAACCAACTAATTCATAACCATCTGCATCTTTTTTGGGTGTTAAATTTATTTCCGGCGCTACTTCTTTTTCATCATCATCGTCATTTATATCACCTGACATATTATAAATACTGGAACTAAATGCTTCCTTTGTTTTATTTTTTATATGATTTTTAATTAATAATAATATTCCTATAATTAATAATATTACTATAAAATAATTAATTGGGTCCATAATAATATAATATAATATTATAATTTCTAATTAAGCTCTTTACACATTAGTTCGGCAACAATATCTTCGTATTTAGTGCTGGTTGGTTTTCCACTACCATTTGGAAAATAAGCGTTAACTTCACACTTATTTATATTTTTTAATTCATTGCACCTTGTTTTCCAATCATCTAAATCTTTGTATGTTAAGCCGTTGGGATTAGTTGGAAAAACAATATTTTCCAAATCTTGCAATTCTTTTACAGGAACACACTTTAATTCGTTCTCATTATTTTCTTTATTAAAACATTGTTTCCATTTTTGATCAATCCTCAAATTGGGATATTTATGGTAAGAATCCTTAAATTTACTTGCATTATCATATACTTCGCTATTCATTATATAAGATCTCCTAATACCACCATCCATCATTAACTTTCCCGTATCTTTATCTAACTCGTTAGATTCGTCTCCAAATTCAAATAATTTTTTACTATCCGTGTTATCTATTCTAGTATTATAATCTTTCTTAAAATTAAAAATAGGATATGTTACTTCATTTTGCATATCATTACGAACTTTATACCATTTTTCATAACCCCAACTTGTCTCTGGTCTATCAGGTACATCTTTATCACCATAATTTTTATAATAAATACCACCGGCGTCTAAACCAGGTGGGGCATCGTAAGCTGTTGAACACTTAACCAATATCTTTGAACTTAAATCTTCCTCGTGATCACCCTTAACGGTTGATGTCCATAAATCTTGAATACAATCGTCGCTCCATTTTGGTTTTGAATCAACAACAATCTGCCCACCAGAATTATCACAAACAGAACACGCATCAGCCTTTTGCAATGTTGAAAAGTAAGGTGTTAATTTACCATTAGCATCCGCATATGTTTCATTTAGAGCGGCGCAAGAATCTCCTTTAACTTGAGTTTTACCTGGGTTATTTGAATATTGTGCATCCAAGTTAACGATATTGTCTTCGGTATATAATAAATTATCATCACCATCTTTTGGATAAGCTTTATCCGACGGACACCAACCACATATATCGCCAAATTCAGCATTATTTAAATCACCACAATCTTTTACTTCTGAGCATTTATCTTGCATTTTTATTTTTTCACAATCATACGCAGTTGTTGCCCATCTATTTCCCAATGGTTTTTTGGTATCACTTGTTTTGGGTGGATGAGCTTCCAATGCGTCACTGGGACATACATCGGGACCAACTTGTTTTCCACCAAGTGCATTCGGCATATAATCAAATTTACCATCTTGGTTATATCCACCAGTTGTGCTACCCTGAAATCCCTTTTTATCGCCTAATTTTCCACAATATCCACAATTTTCATAACCCGGTTCATTTAACATCCCACATTTTGTTATGGCGCGACATTTTTCTATCTCTTTTCCGTAATCATTTATCGCACTACCTTTGCCGTGGAATCCTTCCATATTTTTTACCTTTAAATATTGCCCCCTATTCTCATAGTTTAATCTATTCCTACTATCCAAATAAATAAAAGCTCCGCCAATATTGCTATCTATTTTTTTACCCAATTCATAATCTTTTTTATTTATTAATTTTTCATAGTAGTCACTGGTATGCTCAATAAATTCATCTCGGTGTTTTATGTTTTCCTCATATTCGCTCAATCCTTCCCTATCTTTTTTTTCTCTATATTTATTTGGATTTTTTTCCTTTATTATTTTATATATTTGACATACTAATATTAATAGTATGATTAACCCGAGAATAAATAATTTCATATATACATATTATTATAAAATTATTTGAATTCAACGACAATTTTAACTTGTTCTTTTTTTATACTTTTTGAAGCTAATACCGATAACTCTTCTCTTTTTTTTCTCGTTTTATTTTTAAATTTTAATTTATTTTTAGAAGTACTATTACGTTTATTCATATCTTGATTTATTAATTCTAAATGTTCTTTAATATAAGACATAATATTATTTTCCAACAACCATCTAAAAAAATTTAACTGACCAATAGTGGTTTGTATTGAAATATTTTCTTTATACGGTATTGTTATTCTGTCCCATCTGCAAAATGGATCAAATCTTTTTTTAGAATATGCCTTTAATTTTAATTTATAATCCGTATATACTTTGAATCTCACATTCGCATTTTTGATAATAGTATAATTTTTTTTACTATAATTTGTCACAAACCAATCAACCAATCTGAGAGAAATTAATGATTCACCATTAATAATTGGTAAGATTTTATCAATATTATTATTTTTATTATAAAATCCTAGTAAATTATTAAGCAATAAACTATTTTGCGTTGTATAATTCATTTTAAGACATAATAAAAAACATTATTTAAATTCTTATTTGTTAAAGTCATTAATTCTCATCATTATCCATTTTTTTATCTTTATATGTATTTCTTGGGCGAAGAAATTTATTCTCATTTGTTAAATCATCAATATATTTGTTAGTTGATAAATATGGGTTAAACCAACCATTTTTTAATTTTTCTCTTTTATTTAATCTTTTTTCAATAATATCACGATTGTTATTACGACTTTCTAAATTAATTTCAATACTTTCTCTAAAATTATTACTATTTACACTAATTTCTTTATTTCTTGGAAAACTATTATTTATGTCTAACAAAGTATTCGTTTTTCTCTCAATCTCTTTTTCTAAAATATTATTTTTTTCATTACGATTGGTTTTAATTATTTTATTTTCTCCATTATTCCAATATAATTGCGCGTAATTCATAATTAAATTATAAATTGATTTTAATTTTTCATTTTAAGTTTAAATTAAAATGAAATTGGCTATTGTTCAAAATTGGGATGAATCATTTGGGTATTATGACAATGAAATGAATTTGGTATATGGTTGCAATGAACATAATTTAAATAAATTTATTAGTTATTTGAAAAAGAAGAAATTTATAACTTATAGTTGGGAGAGAGATGAAGATGGGATTGAACAAACCGTTTTTGATTTTATAAAATTATTTAACTATTTAAACAATGTTCAGACGAGAGTACCTGTTGGTGATTCAAAAAAATTTAAAATAAATATCATTAAAAAATATAATTTTTCCAATAGAGACTTTTGTTCAATTAATATTTCATTTGAATATTTTATTAAAAAATGTAAAAAATATTATTTTCAAAAACTAAATTATTATAAATCACCTAAATCAATAATTTATAGACAACGATTTGGGCGATTTGGTTTTAAATTTAATAATGTTTAATAATTCGCATTTGTTTTGCAAATTTAAAATGTTCATCACCCCGCCGCCTTTTCTGCAAATTACATTTTAAACACGAAATTACAACATTTTTTGTAAAATGACCAATATCGTTATTTATTCTATCCAATGTCCATTGTTCCATATCTCTTTTTTTTTTTGAGAGTAAACTGCATTTACATCTACAATAATAACATAATAATTTTGATACAACTAATTTTTCAAGTAATTCATCGTACCCAATAAATTTAATATCATCAAATCTTTTTTTTTTAACATCTTGAGATTTATATCCATTTAATTTTCTTTTTAATGATTTTATTATAAATTTATCATTATTGAAACTTTCATTTAAATATAATTTATTTATCCATTCAATATTGCCCTTTAAAAATGTATCTATTATTTCGTTATTTGAAATATCTTTAACGGATAATGATTTTTTTTCTTCCTTTATTATAATTTTTTTCATATATAAATGACATTTATTAAATGAACATAAACTTAATTTAATATAATATAATATAGTTATGAAAAATGATGAAAAAAAAGATTCAAAAAAAGAATCTTGTACGGAATTAAAAAATATTAAATATCAAAATATGTTGTTATCAAATTCAAAAATGTCAACGGAACCCATAACAAATATATGTAATATTGATAATTTTTTAAAAAAAGAAATACAATTAAATACAAAAAAACCGTGGAATAAACAGAGTCGGACTGTTAAAAATTCATTAATAAAAAAATATGTTATACATTATTCTGCCAAACATAAATTATCTGAAAAACATAAAATAAAATTAGAAGAATATTTATTATTATGCATTGATAGAAAAAAACTACAAAAAATAAAAGATATTCAATATGACGTTGAAAATAATAAGATAATAAATATACCTTTATTATTTTTTAATAAACAAAAAGAAATATTCATTTTAAAAAGATCAGATAAAAAACACAAAATATCAAATCATTTGGCACCAAAGCATATAAGAAATTGCAAGAAAACATTAAAAATTTTAAATAAAGATGAAAAAGTAAATAAAAAAAATGAAAAAAAGGGAGTTAACAAATCTCTTAAAAATTTAAATAAGAAAGAGCCTAAGAAAGAGCCTAAGAAAGAGCCTAAGAAAGAGCCTAAGAAAGAGCCTAAGAAAGCGCCTAAGAAAGCGCCTAAGAAAGAGCCTAAGAAAGCGCCTAAGAAAGCGCCTAAGAAAGCGCCTAAGAAAGCGCCTAAGAAAGAGCCTAAGAAAGAGCCTAAGAAAGCGCCTAAGAAAGCGAAAGAAGAGTAAAATACAAATAATAATTTAAATTGATATAAATTTAATATGATGATTATATATTATATAATCCGAATGGTTAACTGGAATGATTTACCTACATTGGCGAATATAAAGGATAAATTTAATTTAAAAAAGGCGAATAATAAAAATATTGAAGACTTTAAAGAAAGTATCTATTATTTTGTTGAAGAATATTTAAAAGATAATATACGCGTATATGAAAAGTATCATTTTTTAGAGGTTGTATATGAAGATATTTTTAAAATTATTATAGATACATATGGCGATACGGTTATTGATTCCTTTTCCATTCCATTAGAAACTGTAATTCACGAATGCATTGAATTATATTTCCTTATAAACGATAAACCTAGATCTTTTAAAAAAACATTAATATTGAAAGATCCAAATATCAATTATGTTAAGTCAATATTTGAAAAAGTTAAATCCAAAGAACAACCAGACCAACGAACCGAAGAATGGTTTATGTTTCGTTGGAATTTATTAACAGCAAGTTCAATATGGAAAGCAATTGATTCAACCGCTATGGTAAATAGCATTATTTATGATAAATGTAAACCCATAAATATCTCTTCCAAAACATCAGTTAATATTAATTCACCTTTTCACCAAGGTCATAAATATGAACCATTGTCGTCGTTGATGTATGAATATTTGTATGATACAAAAGTTGGTGAATTCGGTTGTATTAAACACGACACTATTCCATTTTTGGGAGCCTCCCCCGATGGAATTAACATTGATGAAAAAAATGTTCGGTTCGGTCGTTTATTAGAAATAAAAAATCCAGTATCTGATAGGTTATTGAACGGTATACCAAAAAAGGATTATTGGATACAGATGCAAATTCAAATGGAAGTATGGTGTTTAGATGAATGCGATTTTCTAGAAACACGTTTCAAAACATATGAAAGTGAAGAAGATTTTAATAATGATGGTACTTTTAATAAAACAAAAGACGGAAAATTTAAAGGTATTATTTTACAATTCCACGATGGAAATGAACCAATTTATGAATACCCACCTTTTAATATTTCAAAAAAAGAATTTGATCAATGGTCTGAAAAATGTATTAACGAAAAATCACATTTAACTTGGATTGGTTATACTTATTGGTTTTTGGACAATTATTCTTGTGCATTAGTACTCAGAAATAAAGAATGGTTTAAAGAAATACAACCTATTTTAGAAAATGTTTGGGATACAATTATAAAAGAAAGAGTTACTGGTTATAATCATAGAAAACCCAAAAAAAGAGTAAAAAAGAAAGATGAACAAAATCAATCAATAATTATCAAAATAGATACATAAAAAAAATATAAAAAATAATTTTTTTTTATATTTTAATCAATTAGTGAACAAAAAAAACCAACACGGCGACAGTCAAATATATCAGGCATACAAGATTCCGGTGTTTTTTTCATAACAACATCGGTCGCATTATAAAAATTTTCACACATTTTATTACCCTTTGTATTTTTATCATTACACGGATGAATTCCAAAATTATTACTAATTTTACTATATTTACCAACTCTAATTGAATTATTTTGCTGATTATGTATTTTTCTAGGTTCCTTTGCAACCTCTAACTTATCTAAGATAGGACCTCTATATAATTCATTAATATTGTTATAATGGCTAGCAAACCCTTCTTTTTCTTTTATTAATATCATAACAACACCTATAAATATACAAGCAATTAAAAATTTATTTAATAAATAATATCGTTGTGATGCCATTTTATATATTATCAATATTATATATTACTTAAAATTTATTAATTAACAACGATTTAAATATATCAGAATTAATATATTAATAAATGGATAAAAACGAGGATTATGTTATTAAGCGTTCTGGTAAAAAGGAGGTTATTTCTTTTGATAAGATACTAAATCGTATAAAAAAAATAGGTAAAAATGAATTAGATGTGAATTATACATCGTTAACTGTCAAAATCATTGATAGATTATATCCAAATATTCCAACATCAATGATCGACGAATTAACAGCGCAACAATGCGCTTCATTGGCAACAAAACACCCCGATTATGGTATTTTAGCCAGTCGTGTTTTGATATCAAATCACCAAAAAAATACAGATCAAAATTTTTTTAAAATTACTAAACAATTATATAATTTTAAAGACGTTAATGATAAAAATGTATCTTTAATATCAAAAAAATATTTCAATGTTATCAAACAAAATAAATCCATAATTCAGGGATGGTTAGATTATGATAGAGATTTTTTATTGGATTATTTTGGATTTAAAACCCTAGAACGAGCATATTTAATGAAAATTAATAAAGTAATCGTTGAAAGACCACAACATATGTGGATGAGGGTTTCCATTGGTATACACGGTGATGATCTTAAAAGAGCAAAAGAAACATATGATTATATGAGTCAAAAATTTTTCACACACGCAACACCAACGTTGTTTAATGCAGGAACACCTCGCTCCCAACTTAGCAGTTGTTATTTAATAGGTATGGAAGAAGATAGTATTGCTGGTATTTATAGTACATTGACCGATTGTGCTTTAATTTCAAAATGGGCGGGCGGAATCGGTTTACATATACATAATATTCGTTCAACGGGATCTCATATTCGCGGAACAAACGGCACATCAAACGGAATCGTCCCAATGTTAAGAGTGTTCAATGGTACTGCTAGATATTGTGACCAGGGTGGTGGTAAAAGAAAAGGTTCTTTCGCTATTTATATGGAACCGTGGCACGGCGATATTGAAGATTTTCTTGAAATGAAAAAGAATCACGGCGACGAAGAAATGAGAGCTAGAGATTTATTTTATGCATTATGGATACCTGATTTATTTATGAAAAGGGTTATGGAAAATAAAAAATGGACACTGATGTGTCCCGATAAATGCCCCGGATTATCGGAAGTATATGGTGACAAATTTGTTCAACTTTATGAAAAATATGAAAGAGACGGTCGTGGGATTAAAACAATTGATGCTAGGAAAATATGGCTCAAAATTTTAGATTCTCAAATTGAAACGGGAACGCCTTATATGTTATATAAAGACCATTGTAATAATAAATCCAATCAAAAAAACATTGGCACCATAAAGTCGAGCAATCTTTGTTGCGAAATAATAGAGTATTCTGATTCCAAAGAAACGGCTGTTTGTAATTTAGCCAGCGTTGGATTGTCAAAATTTGTTGAAAATCCAACCCCACTTTATTATAAAGATATTAAATCTATAAAAATTTATTCAAAGACAAATTGTAAATGGTGCAAAAGAACAAAAGAATTATTTGATAATAATGGTTTTGATTATGAAGAAATTAATTTAGATGACGATGAAAAAAGGAAAGAATTTTATAATTCCGTTAATAAAAATTTAGACGACAAAATTAATTCTGTACCACAAATTTATATTAATAACAAGCGAATTGGTGGGTATAAAGAATTAATTAAAATATTAAAACCAACATTTAATTATGAGCTTTTGCATAAAATTACAAAAATTATCACATATAATTTAAATAAAGTTATTGATATTAATTTTTATCCAACCTCCAAGACAAAAACATCAAATAAAAGACATAGACCAATTGGTATTGGCGTCCAAGGTTTGGCAGATGCGTTTGCTTTAATGAATTTACCGTTTAATTCAGATGAAGCTAAAGAAATTAATAAAAATATTTTTGAAACAATATATCACGCAGCGCTAGAATCTAGTATGGAAATTGCAATAGAAGATGGGTCATATGAAACATTTGAAGGATCACCAGCTTCAAAAGGTATTTTACAATTTGATATGTGGAATGTTAAACCATCAAATAGATATTCTTGGTCATCATTAAAACAAAAAATCAAAAAATATGGTTTGCGCAATTCATTGTTGGTCGCTCCTATGCCAACTGCTTCAACATCGCAAATTCTCGGGAATAATGAATGTTTTGAACCGTTTACCAGCAATATTTATGTACGCAGAACATTGGCAGGCGAATTTATAATGATTAATAAATATTTAATTAGAGAATTAATTAAAGAAAATAAGTGGGATGAAAATATTAAAAATGAAATTATTAAAAATAATGGTTCTATACAAAATATAGAACATTTATCAAAGGAATTAAAAGAGAAATATAAAACAGTTTGGGAAATACCCATGAAAGATATCATTGATATGTCGGCAGATCGCGGTGCATATATATGTCAAAGTCAAAGTTTAAATTTATGGATGAAAGTACCGACTTATGATAAATTAACTTCAATGCATATGTATGCTTGGAAAAGGGGATTAAAAACGGGATTATATTATTTAAGAACAAAAGCCAAAGCTGCACCACAACAATTTACCATTGAGCCAGATAAAAAAAATACCCCATACGAAGATGAAGTCTGTGATATGTGTTCTGGTTAATAATCACACGTTATTTTATTAAATAATTCTTCTCTCTTTAATTGATCGCTAGTAAAATCATCATCTGTTAAATTAAATGTTTTTTTTATTTCCATTATTGTATCATCTTCTATTTCTTGTTTTATATAATTAACCATTACATTTATAATTAATTCAATATGTAAATAATTAACAACTTCCAACAACTCAAAAAAATCTTTCAATGAAAAATATTTTGATATTTGTATTATTTTTTTTAATTTATTGTTATTTTTATAATCGTCAATCTTCTTTTCCAATACATATTGTATTATTGCCTTTATTTTTACTAAGGATTGTATTGATAATTTATCTATTTTTAGTTCTTTCACATTTTTATTTTCAGAATCTTCACAAGAATCTTCACAAGAATCTTCGCAAGAATCTTCAGAATCTTCGTTATTATAAAATTGTTCATTAAAAAACATATTATTTAAAAATGTTGAAAATTTAATTTCTTCTTTGTTAAACAATATACTTTGATCTTCTTTTGTAATAATTCTTATCATTTAAAAAAAATGCTAAGAATTATTTAATATTTTTTTAATATTAATTTAATATTTCATCAAATACACGCCTAAATTCTTGATTGTTTGGATTATTTTCAATTGTTTTATTGTTATATACAGGATCATAACCATAGTAATGAAAGCAGAAACATCTAAAACATACATATACATCAATTAAAGAATTATGCAATTGGGTAGGTGTTGTTTTGAAAAATGTCTTATGTAAATTAATTAATTTTGGCCATCTTTTGAACAGATGTTTTGTTTTTTGCATAGTACAATATTTTTCACCTCTATAAAAATACATTGCATTTCTCAAATCATTTCTTAATAGTTCAACACTTATAATTGATGTGTCAAATTCTAAGTTATGAGCAACCATTATTTTGCTATTTGATAAATCCCTTTTAAATTCCATCAATACATCCACAATATTTTCCCCGTCTCGGCGCATTATTTCATTTGTTATACCGTGTATTTTAATAGAATCTTCGGGTATTTTTTGTTCTTCTGGTATTTTTATGATATGATCATTAATACTCTCTATTTCACCAGAATTATATACAATCCAGCTTATTTGAACAATATAAGGCCAATTTTCAAAGTCTGTAAATGGACGATTCCTTTTTTTTGGTAAACCAGTTGTTTCAACATCAAATACAACAATAGTCATGATATAAAAAATAATATATTATTTTTAATATTATTTCATTATCAATTTAATTCAAAACTAGGTAATGTTACTGTATATTTATTATTGCATTTGACAATGTATATTTTAAAATAACAATTATCTTGATATAATATAATTTGTTCTTTATTTTGTTTCATTTTTTTCTTAGTGTTATTTACCATATTATTTGATAATATAAAACATCTTGAAAAAGATGATTGTATTGGAATACTATTAATATTTGGTATACCATTATTATTTAATACAGGGTTATTTAATATACTATCCCGGATTGTACAAAGGTGATTTTCATCGCGAATAAGTGTAATCATAAAATAAAGATCATTTTCTGGAATTTCATAATTAAACCACATATCTCTTAGAAATACACCTTTAACGCTATTAATTTTTTCTTCAATAATAAAATGATTATTTAACAACTTCCAACATTTATCTTTTGATGCATCATAAAGTATTAAACTATATCTTGGAAATGACATTTTTTATTAAATATAATATAAAAATTACAATAATCAATTTAAAAAGGCTTTATTTATTTTACTATTTTTGCATATCCCAAACGATTTTCTGTGCCACTGAGAAATACCATAATGTTTAATACCTTCCATATGTTTTTTTGTACCATAACCTTTATTATTTCTCAAATCATAATATTCATCTAATAATGGGTATTTATCACACATTTCATTTATATATTTGTCTCGTGCAACTTTGGCTAATATAGAAGCAGAAGCAATGGAAGCATATAAATTATCACCTTTAACAATACATCTATGAGGTATTATTTCGCAATTATGTGTATAAATTTGAAATTCAGAACCATCCACTAAAATATATTCGGGTCTTACCTGTAAATTATCAAGTGATATATGCATTGAATCATACGTAGAATTATAAATATTTCTATTATCAATATATTTTTCATCTTTCCAAGTAACCGACCAATCAATTGCATTTTCTTTAATAAATTCAAATGCTTGATTTCTTTTTTTTTCTGATAGTTTTTTACTATCTTTTATAAATGGTTGTTGAAATGTTTCGTCTTGAGGTATAATTACCGCCGCCGTATATACTCTTCCAAACATTGGTCCTCTACCTGCTTCATCAATACCTGCTTCTAAAAAATCTTTATTATAAAATGTTTTAAGCATTCTTAATAAATATTTTAAATTAATTATTTAATATATTTATTTAATGTTTTATCTGCCGATGTTATACTGTTATTGCTGCAGTTGATGGTACTGATACATTTCCAGCTTGATCTATAACATAAATATAATATGTACCAGGGTCTGTTGGTGCGTCTATGCTTAATGCCGTGCCATCATTTGCTTTTGTCATTGTTGCGGGATTTACTGCAAAGGTTGTTGTACCCACCACAGCTAACCATACATTGTTTGAAATGTTCCCCGAAGATGCGATTGCAACCGCGGCCCCACCTGTTACCGTTATGTTTGCTGCCAACACTGTATTTTGACTTGTTGGTGCTGTTGTATCTGTTGTCACACTTCCAGACCCGCTTGTTACAGCTGTTCCCGCATTTCCGGCCGAATCGCTGAATGCTATGCTATATGCGACACTACCATCCGTATCACTTGAATTGGTCGTGTAAACAGCAGTCCAAATGTTTCCAGGTGTGTTGGCATACGTTATTGATGTATCCGTGATTGCTGCATTACCACTTGTAAAGGTTACAACAGGCGTTCCAATTGTTTCACTTGCGGTAAATGTAAGTGTTACGTCATCACCTGCTTTTGCAAGAGTAGTTGTTGCGTTATTCG